ACACCTTTGCACATAAAATATTAGTAAATAGTAATAAATTATATATTCAATTTTGTTTTATATAAAAAAATTGAAATTATAAGTGTTTTATGGTGCTTAATATTTTTATATTATTAAACCATGAAAAAATACAACACCCTCGCTTCGTTCATTACCGCACAAGACATTCTTAAGAAAGGAGAAAAGTTTTTCCGCAGCAAGGAACATCTCGCGTGGGATGAAGAGTACAGACAGGCCCACGTGGTAAAATTCTACCTTATGTGGCTAAATAATGAAATCAAGAACATCGACGGCTTGTCCTACGAAGAAATGGAACAGTTCTTCAATGAACAATCTAACGCTTTTAGAGGTTAGTATCGAGACACATATAAAAAATATAAATATTTATATTTATTGATCATATCTTTTCCTTTCATAATTTTTAGTTCTTTTAGTAAATAGTAATACATTATATATTCAATGGACGAGCCGCTCACACGCAACCACCTGTTCAAATCCTGGTTTCTTGCAATCAACGGGAAACACAGCATTCCAGCTGGGTGGACAAAGGACGAGTTCCTAGACTACCTTCGTAAAAATGTGACACTGTTCAATCAGTTATAATCCGAGTTTCAACTTGAGGACGGTACCCAGTTGGATGAAAAAATATAAATATTTATATTTATTCATCTGGTCTTATTATATTTCTTTCACGATTTTTAGTTCTTTTAAGAGTTACACGTTCTACTATAGGTCTTGATTTAATAATTTCTTGTGTAATCATTGTTGCTTTATTCGTATCACCTAAAATAATATTTAGTGTATTTTGTATAGTTTCTTTTTTCAGCGGTGCTTGTGTTTTTGATATATTACGACGTAATTTGCCATCATGAACATCAATAACATTTTCATCAATATTCTGTAAATAATTTAAAATAAAACCTTCTCTTTCTTTTTTATCTGTTAATAATTTTTTATTCTCTTCTTTTAATTGTTTTATTTTATCATCAATAAGTAAATATTTTTTAACATTTTCAATAAACTCTGGAGAAATTGTTTTTTTTTCAACTTCAGACATTATTATATTAATAAAGATTTTTTCTTTATTATTAAATTTATAAATTATTTATATATATATATATAAATGGGCGGTGGCTTAATGCAATTAGTCGCTTATGGTGCACAAGATATTTATCTTTCAGGTAATCCGCAAATTACATTTTTTAAAGTAGTTTATCGAAGACACACAAATTTTTCAGTTGAGCCGATACAACAAACATGGAATGGGGTAGGTGATTTTGGTAGGACAGTTACCTGTAATATTAATCGTAATGGTGATTTAATTACTAATATGTATGTTGTTGTTAAATTACCTCAACGGGCTGCTGGTGCTACACCCGCATGGGGTTTTGTTAATCGTTTAGGACATGCTATAATTAACAATGTTAAAATAGAAATAGGTGGTTCTAAAATAGATGAACATTATGGTGAGTGGCTTAATATTTGGTATGAACTTACACATAAAACAGGTCAGGCTAGTGGATATACTAAAATGATTGGAGATGTTCCAGAGTTAACAAATATAACTAATGATACTGTAAATGCTTATCAATTATATATTCCATTACAATTTTGGTTTAATCGGAATAATGGTCTTGCATTACCATTAATTGCATTACAATATCATGATGTTCGTATTACACTAACATTCCGTGATTTTAAAGACTGTATTAATTATAATGGCACTACTTCGCCAACAACAACACTTTCAATGGCGGATTCATACCTTTTAATTGATTATGTATATTTAGATTCTGAAGAACGTAAACGATTTGCTCAAGCTTCTCACGAATATTTAATTGAACAACTGCAATTTACTGATTCTGAAACAATTGTATCTGCAAATAATAAATTACGATTAAATTTTAATCATCCATCTAAATTTTTAGTATGGGTTCCTCACATTCCTACATTTTATAAATGGTCTTCATGGGTTGCTTATGCAACAGATTATAATTGGAATGTAGCACGCGATCGCTTTGCTAAAATTATAGCATGTATTGCAGCACCAGTGTCAAGCCGCACACCATTAAGATTAAATGGACTGTCAACTACAACTGTTGTAAATAAATTATTTACATTTCCATATAATGACGCCGGTGCAATGACTTATCATGCATCTATATCACCTATTCTAACAAATTTATTAAAGAAAATTACCGTTCAATTTATAGCGCAAACTAATGCAGCAGAAGTTAGCTCAAATCCAGAAACATTTTTTGATAATGTTATTGTTACTAAAAATGAACTTACAATTGAAGATTTATCATTAACAACAGAACAACTTATATCAATAATTCCTAGAATTACAGGTGGTGATGGAACTAATATTGGTAATGCAACATTATTACTCAAAGGATGGAGTAAGTCTATAATAAATTATCATAATTATGGTCTTACTCTTGATGGATCTAAAAATCCATGCAATTCTGCAAAGCTGCAATTAAATGGACATGATCGTTTTCAAGAACGCGAAGGAGATTATTTTAATTATGTTCAACCAGCACAACATTTTAGTAATACACCAGCTGATGGTATTAATATATATTCGTTTGCTCTAAAAGCAGAAGATCATCAACCAACAGGTTCATGTAATTTTTCAAGAATTGATAATGCAACATTAAATATTAATTTTAAGAGTATTCCAACTGGTTCACTATTAAATATTTATACGCAAAATTATAATGTTCTCAGAGTAATGAGCGGTATGGCAGGTACAGCGTATAGTAATTAAAACGCTTGTTATTTATTTGCGATAAAAAAAAATCTAATTTATTTTATAATTATAATGGAATATAAATGTGTAAGGAAATATAATACAATATTTAGAAAAAGATTAATTAATAGATTTGAAAAGATTAAAGATAAAACAGATTATATTATAATTTATAATATAATTATAAAAGATATTGGTAATAATTTTTCATCAAATAGAAATGGTATATTTATAAATATGAATATTTTATCAGATGATTGTATTGATAAAATATTAGAATTTATTAATAATAAATTGAATATATCTAATATATATTCAGATAGTGAAAAAATTAATTATAAAGTATATAAATTAGATGAAGGAGAAATAATTACAGATAGAATGCATAAATTAAGTAATCATGAGAAGAATATAATTAAAAGAATTAGAAATAAAACATTATGTTAATTTAATACTTATCCAAAAATCATTAGTCTCATTTAATTCTATACGTTTGTTAATAATATCAAATAATTTTGGTAATAATTTAGAGTGTGTTATTTTTAATACATGTAATAAGCCAATTGTCACTTTATACTTATTATTTTGTTTAATTATTTGTATTTCTTGTGATACAGGTAATTGATTATTAATTATATATGCATCTATTACTTCTGTTAAAGTTTCTCCATTTTTTCTAAATGTAATATTATATTTTTTATTAATATCGCCATATATTAAAAAATAAGCAGTTAATGGTATTCTACAACGTAATGCAGTATCGAATACCATCGGTCCGTATAGCAGATCTTGAAATATCTTATATCGTCCAATTTTAGTAATATTATTAATATTACTAATTTTTGCTGTATTTATTCCATATATATTAATATTATCTTGTTTTTCTATAGATTTCATAAATATATGTATTGGTATAATATATATAACATTGTGTAGTTTATGATGTTTAGTTAAAATACCAATTAACTTATTTCCTGTAGGTGTTTTAATAAATACAGGTGCACCGGAATTTCCCGATACTAATTCATAATTATATCCTTTTGGTAATTCTGCAATGATATAAATAGTATATGGATTATTTTTAAACAAATGTAAAGGTTCGTAATGAACTTTTACATAAGTTAAGGAAACAAGTTTGTTATTAATAATTGTATACATATCATTTAAGATGTGTGGAACTGAAATTTGCCATTTTGTGAATATAATATAATTAGATATATCTATATCTTTTTGAAATGGTATTATTAATGATTCGGACCACTGTGAATTATTAAAACTGGATTGTTTTAATGATTCAGACCACTGTGAATTATTAAAACTGGATTGTTTTAATGATTCAGACCACTGTGAATTATTAAAACTGGATTGTTTTAATGATTCA